CGACCAACTGAATACCAAAATCATTCCGATCCAGTACAGCACCGCGGTCATCACGGTGGGAAACATTATTTTACGGATGATAACCAAAGGCTCATTGGAAAGCAAAGTGACATCAAAGGCATAAAATTATGACAACAGGATGGGGATATGGGCCATGGGGCGGCGGCGGACTAAATCCGTGGGGTGGAACCGAAACCCGCCTGCATTACTTCGCGCTCAAAAAGATATGGCCGATCAAAGACCTCGAGGGTTCGTTCGACGATGATCTGACCATCGACGGAACATATCTCGATGACGTTTACTATCAAGATGCCGATTTGCAGACGCAGATCTTCCCGGATACCGCTACGTCCGATTCCTTGGGTCTGCTTACCTCGTGGGAATGCGTGTTCCAACTGCCCGGCACCGGTACCGACGCGCAAAGGCAAAGTGCCGTCGTGGATGCTTTATTGGCGGTTGTCAACAAGCAAGGACGGCTGAACAAACAATTTTACATTGATCTCGGAGCCATCAAGGGCTATACGGTGTTGATATATGAGAGCATCGGCGATATGTTTATCGTGGCGAGCACCAGTCCGCCGGCCACTCAATTACCTGCGCCATTATATAACGCATCGCATATATGGATCTGGACAATGTATACGTACGGAATATTACCAGTGGATGAGCCCGCATGGGAGGCGCTGATAAATAAATACAAACCCGCGTTCACGCAAGTCCAGTTTGGATATTAAGGAGCTTTACAATGAGTAAAACGAATTTTTCTGACGGAAATTACCTTACGCCCGATTTTATGAACACGATTTATGGGCAAGGGATATCCGGAGGCCATGTACACGACGGCGCAAATGACGACGGTCACGCGTCGCAAATCGATCTGACCGCGGATGTGCAAGGCGTTCTACCAGCCACAAACGGCGGAGCCGCGGCGGCAAGTACCGGGTTTTTCGTGGGGTGGTTGCATAGGAATTCGGGTGCGACAAGCCTGGCCGTGGATGCGACATTCCAATATCGTATTGATTATCCCAGTGGACGAGCGACAATTTATTGGGACAATCTGATCGCGCCTGTCGCGTGGCGCCAAAACGATTTCGCGTATTATGATGCAACATCCGGCGATGCCACGAATTTTACGATGCCAACGAAATTACGTCCTCTAATGAACGCGCAGAACCCGATTATCGGAACAGCCATGTGCGTAAAAGATGAAAGTGAAAGCAGTCCGCCATCAGGATCACAGGCATACACAAAGATGCTCGGAGTGCAAATATTTATCAATTCGCCCTACCAGATTTCATTTCTCAAGGACCGAGCACAGGTGTGGAATGTACAATCCGATAATACTGTACTCGGTGGTCAAGTGACATATTCGACCGGCTACACAAGTTAGCCGCGGCCACGGATTTTCAAATGAGGCAGCTTGATCTCGTGCGGGAGCCAATCATGGGAGTTGATCGATCGCCGAGCGGTAATACTGCGATCGAAATCCATCGTAATATAAGTGTAGCAGGTCGTCGGCTGGCGTTCGGCAACCGCGATCGTTTCCTCCAGTAAATCAACATCAGCTCTTGACTGCATCCTGTTTTTCTTTCATCAATGCCAGAAAACTTTCCAGATTCCACCGGGCGTATTCGTATTTGAGTTCAAATACCCGGATATTTGCTCTTGCCCGCTCCAGTTCCCCCAACGCGATTTTCTCGGCGAAAGCCAGCGTCTCACGCTGTAAAAATTCTTCATTCATTAGGTCCTCCATCGAACTCGTAGGACATGATTCAGTGTTGCCGGATCCATGTCGATTCGGACATCAACGCTTTGATTCAAAATCCGTGATGCGACGGTGTGAATTAAAACAACATAAAAATCAAGGCGCTCAGCCGGCACGTATCGGCCAATTTCGGGCATGGGCAAAGCAAATTCCTGTATCCGGCGCTCCTCCCGTAACGGCGATGACATTATGTAGTCAAATTCATGCCCTCGTTTAAAAGGTTTAGAAGCCACGGACGTAGGCGGCGGTTTTTCCGGTGCCTGTTTGCGTAGGGCAATGGAGAACCTATCCATTTATCAAGGTCCGCGCTGCGTTGACCTGCTCGATCGTGATCCGTCTGCAGCGGATGAGGAGCTCGAGCACGGCAGTATCCGAGCTCTGCGCCTGTAAGATTACAGGCGCCGGAGTCTTGGGTCCCTGATCCGGCTTATTCTTATTATGCGCTGATTCTGCAACGCATTCTTGACAATAGAGAGAATGTCCCCCTCGCGGCTGGAACGGTTTGCCGCACCTGGCGCATGGTTTTTCAGCGAGATTTCTGGCCATTTTAGCCTCCATTTTTCTATCCAATTTTAAACATTCGTCACATTGCCGCTGATGAAATTGTACCGCCGTGAATTTGTTTTTACAAACGCAGCATATGCGTTCCTGAGTGATAAATCGCTTGCATTTTTTATATTTTATGTCCGCGTTAACTACTGATCGGCCGTGCCGGCCTACATGCCGTCCGCCGAGCGCAAGTGCAGCATCCTGCTGTGTAAGAATTTCTCCTGTTTTGAGATGCTTTTCACCGTCAAATAAATCATGGACCTCGCCGCCACGGATAAATTCGTCGGCCCGAATAGGGCTGACCGCGGATGAATCGCTGACCGCACGACAGTGCAAACACATTGACTCGGCGCTTGACGTAGTGGAAAACTCTTCTCCACACACGACGCAGATCCTGTGATATTGAAGACCCATTGTTATTCTTTCTGATTCGTCAAGTGTCCCATAATCGTTTCCGATTTCGTTTAAAAAACTGATCGCTTCGTGCATCATTCGACGATCTCGTATTTTTTCTTCATCATGTCAATACGTTTGCATAACCGAATCGAGATCACGGTCAGCATGGAAAAATTATCGACTAACTCGAGAATGTTGGTGACGTTTTTGAGATCCACAGCAACCCGCCGATATGCGCGCAATTCGCCAGGAGTCATTGACCGCGTGAGCTCGTGAGCGATGGAGGTCTCGCAGGGCTCCAGAATTTTTCCGCTTTTTGGATCTATGGTACACACGTTGAATCACACCTCGAGATAACTGTGCAAAGCCGGCCATTCATTATAAATTGATTTGAGAGAAGTTTTTTCTTTTTAAACTTTTCTGGCGGTAACGCGTGATCCAGAAAATATTGCTCGAGAGCGTGACGCGCAGCATCAGACCAATTACACATCCGGATATCCGATAGCGTCTCGAGCTGTTGAGCTATTGTAGCCGGAAGACGCATGGCATAAAGGTCCATAGGTTTTTTCATATAACAAATGTATAACAAAACCAAAGAAAAAGCAATATCTTTTAATCCGGCATGGAAACTGTAAAGCAATCAAAACAAGTTGAACGCCCACAATCCATTTCCCATTGGGCCAAAACCGTGCCACAGGTATCGCAGCATTCCCCTTCTTCCTCCTCTGTTTCACAGCCGTCACAATAAGCGAGGCATGGGGGCTCCCGATCATCTCCTAAAGTACACATTATACCCTCCTTAAAAGTTTGAATAATAATTCTCGCTGACTCGTGTCTTTACCATGCAATCGGTCCATCACGTCACTGTCCACGGTGTTCTCGGCAAGAATATGATGAACAAAAACCGTTTCCGTTTGCCCCTGTCTGTGGATCCGTGCATTCGCTTGCTGATAAAGCTCGAGAGACCACGGGATACCAAACCATATGACAATGTTTCCACCGCTCTGAAGATTCAATCCATGGCCACAGGAAGCTGCGTGAGCAACACCGAATTGAATTTTTCCCTGCATCCAGTCAGCAACGGATGATTCCGACTTGATCTCTCTGGCGCATTCCCAGCGTTCCAAGATGCGTTTAGCATCAAATTGGTATTGATAGTATACTAATATGTTTCGGCCGTTTGCGGCTTCCCAAAGGTCTTCCAGCGCGTCCAGCTTCGCGTCATGGATGATCTGATAATCACCTGTGCCATCGTAGATACAACCGTTGGCGATCTGCTGCAGCTTTCCAATGGCCACCGCGGCATTAACGGCCAAGATGTCGTCGACACAATAATCCTTTAACATGGATTCGTATTCTTCCCGGGGGATTTCTACAAAATGATCGACGTCAATTCGTTCAGGAAGCTTCACTAGACCGCTTTCACAGGACACGGTAATGTCTGCGATCCTGCCGTAAATCTCTTCCGAAGCCCCTTCTTTTGGGAGCCAATCCCATACGATCGCGGGATTATTTGGGTCCACTCGAATAGGATAAAACCATTTCTTATGGAATGGTGTTATTTTATTGAAAAGGCGGTAACCGCGGTCAAGCAAGTACATTGGCGCCCAGAGATCGCATAACCCATTAGGCGCAGGTGTACCGGTGAGACCGTATAAGCGTTTCACGCGTGGCAGAACCATTCGGAGAGCTTCAAAGCGTTTACTGCGGTGATTTTTGAAAGATGAGAGCTCATCGATCACTATACAATCGAAAGGCCAATTATCACCATAATAACCAACGAGCCAAGAAACATTTTCACGATTGATAACGTAAATGTCGGCGGCGACAAAGAGAGCCGCACACCGTTCGTCTGCATTTCCAAGAACGATAGAAAGGCGAAGATTTTGTATGTGGTCCCATTTACGACATTCCGCTGCCCACGTATCTCGAGCGACACGAAGAGGTGCGATCACCAGACATTTATTCACTGCATGCCGGTCGTTGAAAAGCTCTTCCAGTGCTGTAAGGATGGCCACGGTCTTTCCCAAACCCATAGGAAGAAAAAGACCGTAGTAAGGGCGCCGGACAACGGAATCCGACGCCCATGTCTGAAATTCATGCGGAACGTACTGCATTTTTAGCAGTCGACTTCGGCATCCGAATATGTGTCGAAAGCATCTTTCGCGTCTTCACGTCCACCGAGATCCGGACCGTCCTTGACAAACTGGACGTTGTTCAAATAGGCGCCGACGCCTTTTGAAGTGGCCAGATTATAATGGGCGAATGCGATCTGGAACCGGCAGAAACAACCTGCGTGGATAAGGCCTTTGTCGACAACATCCTGCAGACTGGCATCAACAAGACCCGGCTTGGTCTTACTTGAAGCGTTGATGACCCACATACCGACTGTCTCGGGACGCTGTTGTCCGTTTTTGTCGAGCATACCGTCGCCATCTTTGATTGGCTGCTTGAAACCGGGGGGTACTTTTCCGGTGGGCCAACCGACAGAAGTTTCGACCTTTACCGCGTTCACACACGCGTCATAGGTTTTTTTGTCGGTTTTGGGGCAGAGAATCGTGCCGCTGAACTTGGCTTCTTGGCCTTCTTGAACGGCGCGTGGGGTAAAAAGGTGTGGAAAACTGAGCCGGCATACACCGGTAACTACTTTGGTAGCCATGGCTACACTCCTATCGTTAAAATGTTGATGGCGTTGATGACGGCGTCGTGTTGTGCTTGTGGCAGCAATGTCGACTTATCCTTCACCAGTAAAAGATAACGGTCTTGATCAGGCCGCTTCGTGATCGTGCTTACACCAATAAAATTCATTTCTTTGAGAACTTCGGAAATAAGCACGGTCTGATTTACCGTTTTGAACGGAACGGAAACTGTTTTCAGCTGTTCGTTTGTATACGGCTTGCTACCGTTGAGATCCAATGGTCCTATCTTCGCGGGTGGCGGCGGATCATTCACAAGGCCCGCAGCTTTTGCCTTTTCAAAATTCTCCTTTCCGGTCACGCAAATAGCCTCCAGTTCAGCATCCGTAAGAGGCGCACGCGCAGGTTTTTCCACGATCTTCCCTATTGATTCCGAAATCAGTTCCAAGTAATCACGGATATCCTTTAAATAATCCGTGGCCCGATTCAAATCACTTGCTACGTTCTGGTCCATTTTTTGTATTCACCTCCCCCCTAAAAATTAGAAGATTATCACTTTGTGCTTTTCTTGTAATCGTCGATAAACTGATTGAGGAGATCCCTGATCAAATCCGAAATCCGGATCTTTTCGGTTTCAGCGATTGATTCAAGACTTCTCATGGTCGACGCATACATTGTTATGGTATAAGGTACTTTGTTTTCAGTGAGCTTTTTAAGATGCGTAAGATTTATTGTCATGGCAGCAACTCCTTTCTTCTCTTCTAAATTTAATATTCTTTTAATGCCGTGTCAACAATTTTTTATTATTTTTTTCTTATACCGTATTAAAAGATTATTAATTATATTTAATGGTAGGAGGAGAAGTCAAATGAAAAAAATATTCGTTGATCTTGAAACCTACAGCCCTGTTCCCCTTACAACCGCGGGAAGCTATCGCTACGCGGAAGAAGCGAAAATCCTGCTGTGTGGATGGGTGCAGGATGACGACCCTGCCATGCAGCAGACCGACACAGCCAACGGAGAGCCCCTACCTGAATCCTTTATCAAGGATCTTTTCGATCCTACCGTGATAAAGATCAGCCACAACGCACAGTTTGAAAAGAACATACTTTCCGCGGTATTGAAACGTCCGATGCCGGCGAGTCAATGGCAATGTACCGCTGCGATGGCCGCGCATGCCGGTTTGCCGAGAAACCTTAATTCAGCTTGCACAGCAGCAGGCTTGCCGGGGAAGTTCGAACACGGGGCGCAATTCATGAGAAAGTTCTGCATTGCGGGAAAGCCCTGCGAAGGTGAGGATTGGTTTGCCTTTCGCCGCTACAATCTGGATGACGTCGACATTGAAAGAAAATTATATCATTGGCTCGATTCCCATTACCCCATGCCGGAACTCGAATGGACATACTGGCGCATGGACCAAGAAATCAATGATCGGGGGTTCCGCGTAGATATTCCATTTGTAAACGCTGCATTGAAATGTCTTGAAATCGAACGCGAACAGTTGATCGCGGAAGCCATGAAAATCACAGGAATGGATAATCCAAACAGTGTGCAACAGCTAAAACGATATCTCGGACTTTCCGGCGAAGATAGTCTGGACAAAACAATGGTGAAGAAGTTGCTGGAGACAGCAACAGGGGATAAAAAACGCGTGCTTGAAATCCGGCAGATCCTGGGTATGTCGTCAGTGAAAAAGTACGCTACTCTCTCGGAATGTGTTTCAAGCGACGGTCGGTGCCGTGGAGGTTTACTTTATTACGGCGCACACACCGGAAGATGGACAGGCAAATTGTTTCAACCGCAAAATCTGCCTCGCATCAAAATGGAAGATATTCCCTTTGCAAAAAGCCTTGTTCTCGCAGAAGATCTTGATTCGTTGAAGATATTTTATGGTGGCGTAACATCGACGCTGTCCGGCCTTCTTCGTTCTACGATTATTGCTCCTGAAAATGGTTATCTTAGAGTGGATGACTATTCGGCAATTGAAGCAAGGATCACGGCATGGCTTGCAGGTGAATCGTGGATCCTCGAAACTTTTCGAAATAATCTACCTTATTACGAAGTAACGGCGACAAAATTATTCCGTGTTCTTCTTGAAAACGTTACAGAAGAATTACGCCAGAAAGGGAAAATCGCGTCTTTGGCTTTACAATATCAAGGTCATCTCGGTGCAATAAGGCAAATGGGTATACACCAAGAAGAAATGTCCGATGAAGAAGCTATAGACCTTGTAAATGCCTGGCGTGCGGCGTGCCCAAATATCGTCCGATACTGGGGAAAACTCGAAGAGGCGGCATTGAATGCCGTACGTAGAAAACAAACCGTTGCCTTGGGCGTATGCGAATTTTCGTTCGACGGCAAAAATATGACAATAAAACTACCCTCAGGAAGAATTATGGTTTTTCGTAACGCCGCGATCTGTGAATCCGCGCATACAGGCATGCCAGCGATCGATTGTGATGTGGAATACAAAGGAAAAATTGTGCGGAAACAGATGTATGGAGGAATGTATTGTGAAAACGTGACCCAAGGCATCGCCCGGGATCTACTTGCGGATTATATGCTCGCCTGTAAAGATTGGGTTGTGTTATCGGTCCATGACGAATTGGTTTTGGAAAACCACGGACAGGTTCCTTTGATCGCGCCGAAATGGGCCGAAGGAATACCTTTAGCTATAGCAGGGTTTGACTCACCGTTCTATAAGAAGGAGTAGTCAATGATTGTTGCAACAGGAACAAATCGTTTCAGCACCAACTGGGTTAATCGTGGATTCAGTTGGGAAGGTCTTATCGATTACATGCGGAAGAATATTGTACAAACCCCCGAGACCCTCGACGAATATGAAGGGCTGGATAAGGACACACGAATAAATGTGAAGGATGTCGGCGGAATCCTCGCGGGTAAACTTGTGGACGGCGAAACCCAGAGAAAAGAAGATAACATGGATACCGCCGAAATCCTTGTGCTGGATGCTGACAAAAACGTCCCCCAAGACTTTATTCAACGCGTGGACACATTAGGATGGTCATATATCACATATACGACACGCTCCCACACAACCGAAAAGCCCCGGTGGCGATTGATCCTGCCGCTATCACGGGCGGTAACGGCGGAAGAATATAAACCTATGGCTTGTCGTATTGTCGAAGATCTTGGCGTCGAAATCTGCGGGTGCAGCTTTCGACTCAATCAGTTGATGTATTTCGGTAGCTATAGCAAAAACGGAAATCCTCCGTTGTTCAGATCACGATCTGGAAAAGTTGTCGATGTTGAAGATGCTCTTACGCGGCCATACAATCCGGAATTGTTCGAGGGCCGCATTACCATGGGAAAAAAAGGAAAGCTCGGCGATCCGCGATTGCTATCCGGTATCGTTGGCGCCTTTTGCCGGTGTTACAGCATCACAGAGACCATCACAAAATTTTTACCGGATGTATATGAAGCCACGTCCGATCCGTACCGGTGGGGCAAGATTGGAGGAACGTCCGCGGGCTTGGTGATCTATGATAATGATTCTTGGTGTTATTCGTTTCACAGCGAACACGATCCCGCGGCCGAAGGAGGTCACGAACATAATTCTTTTAATCTGGTAAAAGTCCACAAATGGGGCAACGATTTCGTTGCCTGCTGCAAGTGGATCCGGCAATCCCTTCCTAATGTTGTCGCCGAAGATGCCAAAGCCGCGTTTCAACACGTTGAAGAGGTTGTCCAGAAAGAAACAAAAAAACGCGGTGATTGGGTCAAAGCTTTTGAACGTGGCGACGCAGCCGAAGTTCTACCATCACCTTTGAACGCGTTGCTTGCCTTAACGCACGATGAAGCCCTTTCCGGCGTGGCTTATAATGACCTGAAGGAAACCATCGCTGTAACGACAAAGTTGCCTTGGCGCCCTGTTATGGACGGCCAATGGCATGATCAGGATGATCGGCAACTGGACCTGTATCTGACGAAAGAATACAATCAGTTCAAAGTACGCGATATCGATAACGCTTTCACGTCTGCCTACATGGGTCGTCGTTTCAACCCGTTGCAAGATCGGTTGAATTCATTACCGGTATGGGACAGCATAAACCGCGTTGAAACCCTGTTCTGTGATCTTTTTGGCGCAGAAAATACACCAATCAACCGTATAATGACTCGAAAATGGCTTGCCGCTGCATATCAGCGCGCATTTAATCCCGGTATCAAATTTGATTCTATGATCGTTCTTTCCGGCCCAACCAACATTCAAAAAAGTCGGTCCATCAAAACATTGGCGTTGGGTTTTTCTACTGATACCGTGTCAGTTGCCGATATGGAAGACGGTAAAAAAGCAAGCGAAAAAGTTGTGGGAATCTGGATTGCTGAGCTCGGCGAACTCGTCGGCATGAAAAAAGCTGATAAAGAAGCCCTGAAGCTTTATCTTTCAACCGAATGTGATCGATACCGAGCTGCATACGGACGTTATGTCATCGATCGACCACGGTTGACCTGTTTTATAGGAACTGATAATACAGGACTGGTTTTGACCGATGCCACAGGTAATAGAAGATTCTGGCCGATAGAATGTGTAGATTTCAAAAAGGAACTCACTGAAGCGGAGGCCTTGCAGGTATGGGCAGAAGTGAAAGCCAAGTTCTCAACTGAAAACCTTTATCTTTCACGCGAAGAAGAAACAATCGCCAATGGTATACGTGAAAACTTTTTTGACGTCAATCCGTGGGAAATAACCATCAAAGAATGGCTTGTCGAAGACGCAAAATCCGGCATTGAGGCTGCTACCGTTAAAAATATATGGGTAGAATGCCTGCATAAAACTTTTGGCGATATTACCATGAAAGACAAAACCGTTATTTCTGATATCATGTTACGGTTGACTGGACATAAAGCTCATAATGTGCGAACAGGTAAACGCGAAGAAAATAAATCCGTGTATGGTTGGAGCACTGGTGAAGTGGTGAAGTCTTGGTGAAGTTCTGGTGAAGGACTTAAGTTGTTGATTTTTATGTTTGGTGAAGTGGTGAAGTAGATAATAATAAGAGTACGACATGATATATATAAAAAGGAAAGACGTACCCCCGCGTAGTATGTAAGAAAATCGACTTCACCACTTCACCACTATGAAAAATGGTGAAGTGGTGAAGTTCACCAAATAAAACCTTCAATATATATCGGTAAAATATCAAACGGAGAATCCCATTTGATAAGTTCAAACGGAGAATTCGGTTTGATAGGTATCCGGTTTGAAATCTTAATAATCTTCTAATACCGCTTTCTTTGGTAAAAAAAAGGGAGGCTGAAAAATGACACCAAAACGGATGGCAAAAGCAATGGAAATCGCCGATCGGCTGCTTCTGGAGCTGCAGAAACGTAACAAACGGGTCCGGTATTCACTCGATCTTACTGGTGATATTCCGGTGCTCACTCTGTCATGTCCAAAAATCCCGTTGCGCGGGAGGGGGCTAAAATGATAGAATCCACGGACCCCGGTGTGTTCTTTCGCTTGAATAGGGCAATCCTGATGAACCAGTTGCGCTCAATGGTCTGCGAGAACGACAGGGAGGACGTTCTGGAGGACTTTCTCCTGCAGATCCTACGTCGGGGCACTCTGGGCAAGTGGAGCCCTTGGAAGGGCTCCTTTAGCGCCTACATAAAGAAGCAGCTTATGTGGACGGTAACGGATTACTATAGGCGTCAGAAGCGGATCCATAAAAAGGAAATGCATTTGTCTGAGCTGATGGAAGATTGGGGACAGGAGGAATGAGCAAATCCCGTGCCGTCTAAATGCATTTGCACGTAAATAGTTGTGCATTTGCACCTCCGAAGTTTGTATAATAGTATGTGAGGAGCAATACAGTTTCTCGCAAAACCGAGGAGGCAGAGTATGAGTATCTCAGTATCAATTGTCAAGATCTATGGTGAGGAGCATCTGGTGAGTCATTTGACGGGGGCACGGAAAACACTGATAGCGCATTGGTATTTGCGCGATAAGATGGGGCGCAGGGAAGCCGCGTGTTCGTGGCCGGTGATCCGCATCAAGCGTGGGCATTATCAGGCGGTAGATGGGAATGGGAAGGCTATATGACTAAACGGGCGAATGTAACAGTCACTCTTTTTCGGGATGATCACAAGCTCTTGCAATACTTCTGCAAGGAGCTCGGGTACAAATCATATGGCCTGCTCGGACTTGCTTTAAGAGAATGGGCGCGAAAGCAGGGATATGATCCGGATAAGATCGTGCAGGGCTTTCGGGCCCGGGGATATCATCTTGGTCAGAAACGGCGGCGGAAGGTGGATGAGCCTTATACAACACAAGTACAGGACATTACGCCACCACGGGTCAACCCAATCAAACGGCTGAGGAGTCCAAAGAGCCTCACAATATCCCCAAGTATTTTTCTGAAAATCACTGATAGATTTGCCAGGGATCAAGCCAGTCAGAAACGCCCAGAAACGGCGGCGGAAGGTGGATGAGCCTTATACAACACAAGTACAGGACATTACGCCACCACGGCAACCGGATCAGGTAATCGTCGTATATCCCGAGAAGGCCTAATATGAGTCTAATGCGAATGCCTGTGTGGATGGCAAAAGTGTTGGTAAGGGGTGGCGCGTGTGAAGTATGCGATCAGTCTAAAGCTCAATACTTTATCAAGAGCAGAACAATGGTGTACTATGTCCGAGATATAAGTATTGATAAACGAATAGAGATAGCTCGTTTAGTATGTGCCGGGAAACGTGTAAGAAGCATTAAATCTGTCCCATGTGCCGATCGATGAGTTCTTCGATGCGTCGCTCGTCCTCGCCTTGAAGTAAAAGGAATGGGCGAGCGACCATTTTTGATGTCCCCTGATCCAGATAACTCCCGTAGTATTCTCCTGCGTCAACTGTGATCTCGGTCCCGCTGATTGTCGGATAAATTGAATTATACAGCGTGTCGGTCTTACGCAGCAAGGGCCATGATCCGGTTGGCTCAACCCGAGGCGCCCAGGCGTTTGGTCGGCCTTCATCGAGGAAATTCTGATGCACGGAATCCACCATCAGTTGCGCGATGTCGGCCATGGGCAGCGTCGACAGGTTGTGCGACATATGCTGCAGTGCGGGAGTGATGAAGTCTTGTATGTCAATTTGGATCATGGGATTCTTGTTCTTTGGTTTGCTGTTCATAGGTGTCAATTTCTGGTTCACTTAGGCCCAAGAGTTCTAAGCCTTTTCGAGTTAGTCGTAAAGATTTTCCATTTTCATCCAATACAATACTCATTCATTCTCCTTTAAAGTTTAATTCCGAAAACATTTATGGCGACCAATGTTGTTCCAATCGTTATTGCGCCACCTGCGATCAGCCAGAATAATCGTTTCATCACGCCGACCGAATTTTCTACCATGCGTAAACGCGTACACATTCCGGCAGCGCCATTGGTTTCATAGAGCGCGTGTTTGATGGCCGTGATATCCTCGTGCATTTCTTTAATTTCCTGCAGGATCAGTTCTTCATTCATAGATTACCTCTTTGTCAATCTGTTGAACGATTCCTTAGTCGAAGAATATGTCGGTTGATTTGTTGCCGTGTCTCGTGATTCATGTGTCATCATTGACACATCGTTGTCCATGGATTTGGTATCGGCGCCCGCAACGAACGGATGGTTGCCGCTGCTGTCCGTGCTCATCATCAGTCCCGCGTCAACGCTGCCCTGCGCTGGTCCAACGGTGAATTCGTCATCCGGGATCATATTGAAGCGGTTCTGGAAATAATTCGGTGTGAACTTGACGCCGCACTGGGTCAGGTATTGCGCCATTTGTGCGTCATCCACGGTTGGTGCCGGCGTGTCGATCATTTTGAAAACGGGCCGGATATCGCTTGACGCATAGTTGAGCTCATAGATCCATGATATCAGTGTGTTGAATACGTTCTCGATGATTTGCTTATCGCCATTCACGATGTCGCCGCGGACGTGTTCATGTACTTTACCAAGTGCGAATGAGCCGGCCCCTGATGCAGGTGCTTTCGTTGTGAGAGTCTGGCCTAATATGCCTATGGCGATTTCTTCGTTCATATGCTCGACGAACTGGTTGAAGATATCACCGGATGCCGTTTTGTTGACGTCGACGGTTTCGATTTTGAACTCGGACGGGTAAGCGACGACGCCGTCTTGCACGGTCTTATCCAGCATGTCAAGCATCTCCATGACACGCGCAGCCTGCGTACCCAACGGATATTCGGCTTTGATCCAAGGCTGTCCGAACTTCTCTGCAAACTCGGTCCAAAAGCGCAATCCCGCATGGCGGAACTTGACAGGCCAGTATACCACGGATCCCAGTGGCCGGCCATAAGGCCTCTCATATGATGCGCGAAACCGTGCCATGATGAACTTGTAATTCGGGATTGGTTCGCCGGTAACCATATTCCTCTTTGTAAGATAGCGCCCTTCGTTCAAATCAGAAAATCGAAACCAGTCACAGTCCTTTGGCGCAATCTCCTTTGGCAAGAGGTTGCCTCCGACTTTCTCCCATATAATTTCGATTGGCAGATAACCGAAGAACACGCTGTATAATATTTCGTGGAGAATTTCCATCATGGGCATGCCGGTGAGTATTGCATTGATGGTTTGGTATTGCCGGACGGCGCAATTATTTCTGTCCAGAGTCCATTTGAGTGACAGAGTGCCAGCGAAGCGTGACTCCAGACAGCCGTTCACATGGCTATCCTCAAGCAGGTATTTGTATTCCGCGATATCCTTGTTGAGCTTTCGCAGGGTCTCGGAAGGGTTGGGCAGGAAGCCCAGCACACGGTAATATGACCATGCGGTTTCACGGATCGCGATTTCCTGTTTCAACATGGCTTTGCTGTTGACCTGCTCTGATAATAGTTGATCGGGCTCATAAAAATTCATTGAGCCGCCTGAGGCCAATGGCATCTTGACAAAGCGCTGTGGCCGGAACATTTTATTTCTTCCCATAGTATTTACTCCTTTTTATATACGCATTTGAAAAATAGAACCAGTATCGGATTCGTCGTTGCTGTACATATTTGTTTTTATGCACACTGCAACGACGGTCCCATCGTAGGCCAGCGTTTCACCAACTGCTGCGCTTTTGGATAGCCATACCACAGTGCCACTGCCATGCGCGTACACGGCAATGTCTCCTCGCGCGCAATCCAGTACCAATATACCCACGGGAGATCCCGTGGTGGATAAACCGTTATCGTTGGCACATACAACAGATCCCGCGGAAATGTCAATGGCGGCGCGTAAGATAGTGTTAAATGTTTGTCTATAAAAAAAACTCGGTTTTCATATTTTTCACCAGAAGTTGGTTGTGACTTTTTCAGACTTATTTGTTCTTGGGTTGAATGCTACATCATGGTATGATCCAATGTCGGATTCGATGGGATCATGCACTACACGTTTACTTAGGATAGACCGGTAATTCTGTGCGACCAATGGCACTGAACCGCTCAGGTAGATCAGACCTTGTGTCGAGGAATCCACGATGTCGTCGTTTTCGCCTGCCGGGAAGAGCGAGTGCTGATCGATAAATTGTTTGTTCCATTTTCCTTTAAGTAATTGCACCCTTCCCCTTTCGACTAAAGGGGTTATGGAGATGGCCCGGGATACTTTATCCTTGTCGGATTTGAACGGGAATACCGGCAGTGTGGTCTTCTGGAACATTTGGATCAGGCTACTGCCGGATGCTTTGTCCTCTATAACAATCATATCCGGAGTATATCGATCGTATATACTTTGGGTGCGATCGATCAGATCTGGGAAGTTCCAATGGCCCACATAACAATCCGCGCAGATGAATTTGTCTTCGATCGTTTGCAGCCAATAGGTGATGGCCGAATAGTCTGCGGTGTCGGTATCTTTGAATGCGGTATCCGCCGACAGGATTTTCCGTTTGATCTTAAAGGCCTCAGGTAGCGCTTCAATGAATACCCACCAAGCTTCTTTAAACAGTTCGTCCGTGCCGATGTTGACGAACTGCGCGTTGATTTCTTGTTCCCGGATGGCCGCGGGGATTTCCTCTTCGAGATGTTTGATGTCGTCGGCCTTCAGAAACGGGTTGGCATAGCTGGTAACCTGATATGATTTGTATTCGTCGCTTATTTCGCAGCCCTTTTTCCAGAATGTAAAGAATAAATGTTCGGTGCCCTTCTTGTTCAGCTTGCCTTTTGGTGTGCCGACCATTACGACTTTTTCACAATAGTCAAGTGTCATGGGCGCCAAGGTGTTATACCAGAGCGCGTCACCGGGGAGGAAGATGATGCCGGCTTCATTACAAATGATAATGTGGTACGCGAAGCCTTCGATGTTCTCCGGTCGCTCTGCCGAGCGCATGACCATCAGGCCCTGCAGCAGGTGCAGTTCTTTTTTCTGCTCATTCCATTTCCAGTATTGAGATTTAATCTGTGAAATAATTGGCAGGAAATACCGGTCCCAGTATGCGCTCAGGTTGGCTTGGATGGTGTCGACCCATAATATGCTCTTGCCTTCGAGAAGCTTTTCGATCACGAAATTTACGGCGCCGGTTGTGCCCCCCGCCCGCCTGCCCTTGGCGAACAGGACGATCTTATGCGGATCCTCGAAGACCGTTTCCTGGATTGGCGTAATGGTGAGCTGCAGTGGCTCCCCGGTTTTGGTGATCTCCATTTACTCAGCAGCCTTGGTTCCGACGATGTTTTTGACGATGTTGACCGCGATCTGCCCGGACACACCTACGCTACCGCCAAGGTTAAGAGAAGCTTCTTTTGGTTGCCATCTATCTGACAGCCTGTTCTCCAACCAATATTTTATGCAGGGCCAATCGCCAGACGCGATTCGGTCCTTCAATTTGCTCTCAACCTTGTCATCAAACGAGGCTTCCACGTCTTCACATTGCTGTTTGAACCACGGATCATTGCGCCGCCATTGTCCGTAAGTTGTTCTGCTAATTGGAGTTCTGACGCATGCGTTAGAAATATTGCAGCATTCCTCGGCATAAAAACGTAGAAAGTTCTCTTTCTTGGGGTTAATTCGCATAAAATCTCCTATTTAAAGCTTTAAATAACACATAAATCTGTCTTATATAGGTATAATACGCTCCCCATATTCAATTTTCAGCATATAGCGTATTATCCTTATAATAGGGGTATACTTTGCCATTCAAAACGGAACATTCGGTCCGAGTTAAGCAGCCGAAGGGGTATTCCAGGTACAGACGGAAGAATCTTACGAGAGGTGTTGACGCTATCCTTGGGTTTAAAAAGGGCGGTGGATCTGAGATTCAAGCCCTCCGTTTTGATAAAGAAAAGTTCACGCCTGAAGAAGCCGCGGCTTGGGCGAAGAAACATGGGCACACTGGATCACTGCATCCGGCCCAAAAGTCTGATAACATGTCGGTAGCTGATGTGAGTGTACGCATGCCGGTCAAAAACATATCAGTGAAATACGGCAACCAACCCGGGGCCGTAGGGGAAGGCACGATGCCCGAGATGGGGCAGGCTGGTCCCGGGCAAGGCATGGGTTACATTAAGTTTCCGCCTGACGCCGGTCCGAAGCATATCAGTCTGGAGCCTAATGCAGTTACCTACGGTGAGCTCCACAATCCACAACTCGACATTCCGGCCGGCACGGCCGTTGGTGTTGTCCGGTCAATGCCCAGACCAGTTGTTGCCGATCCTAAATCATCTCTCACTGACATCGAAACCAAGCAGAAACAAGTTCCCACGAGCCAAGACATTCATACCCTTGAGTCGGTCGAAGAGCAGAAGGACCTTTCGGGAATCACCTACGGGACCGCCGCGTATCCATATGACGTGATCACGCGTAAGCCGATGTATGGGCTGCAGCGTTCGATACCAACATCGTATGCAGAGGCCGGTAGTTCCGGGTTGGACGAAGATCCGGAGTGGGACGATATCCTTGATTTGGTGACTGACAAAGACATTGATGGCGATGAATTTCTTATTGGCGCAAAGCACGAGCTCGAGCATACCGATGATCGGAACAAAGCTGCGAAAGTCGCACTCGATCACCTGATAGAAATACCCGATTATTATTCTCGTTTGTTAAAGGCCTTTCCAGAGGAGAAATAAATGGCGTCCCAAGAAATGTATTTTGCCGAAACTTTTCGCTCGAAGCAGGATCTCGCGGGTATTTCGCAGAGATTTGTGGTTATAGATTCGACGGGTCGCATATCTCTGGCAACAGCTGGATCATATGCCGAAGGAATTCTCGAAAACACGCCGACACCTGGTGATATGCCGGGGGTCGTATCGTTTTTGGGCATCACGAAAATTACGGTTGATGGCGCTTACCCAATAGGAACTTTTATTGTGCCGACGACGAACGGCGTTGGTACGCAGGCCACATACATCACATATCCATATGTACGTGGCAAATTGCTCGAGGCTTCGGACGCGTCTGGCGACATTGTGACAATGCGCTTTATAGATGAGGTTGTGGGATCAGGGTTGACCGGTGTGATGGGACCACAGGGATCCACGGGTGTGGGTTACACTGGAGTTGCAGGTGCCACAGGTCTACAGGGTGCTGTTGGGCAAACCGGAGCGTTTGGACAGACCGGATTGCAGGGTGCCATTGGTGGAACTGGAGTTGCAGGTCAGACTGGAGTTGCAGGTGCTGTTGGCGAAACCGGAGTTGCAGGTCAAACTGGAGTTGCAGGCGCTGTTGGCGGAACCGGAGTTGCAGGCGCTGTTGGAGGAACCGGAGTTGCTGGCGCTGTTGGGGGAACCGGAGTTGCTGGTCAGACCGGAATTCAGGGTGAGACTGGGTTGACAGGTAATACTGGAGTTCAAGGGGAGACCGGGTTGATGGGTAATACTGGAGTTCAAGGGGAGACTGGAATATAACCCCATGAAACAGCTGGTGTTTATACGACATGGTGACACCGAGCTGAATGATGAACATAAGATTCGCGCTTGGACCGATGTTCCCCTGAATGTAAAGGGTCAGGAGCAAGCAAAAAAAGTCGGAGAAACGCTGAAACACAGCTCTATCGACTTGATATACAGTAGTGATCTGGATCGCGCACATAGCACGGCAGATGCAATAAATCTTGCAACTGAAACTCCGGTGGTAATAGATCCGGACATGCGGCCTTGGAATCTTGGAGTTTTTACCGGTCATCCGCAGGAAGAAGTGGCAAAACTGCTGCCGGCATTTTTGGATGAGCCCTTTAAAGATATAGATGGAGGAGAATCGTTTAATACATTCCGGAACCGCTTTCTCGGCAAGATTGATCAGCTGATGAACACGTATCCGGACAAAACGCTCGCGATAGTGGCCCATCACAGGAATGACCGGGCGTTGCGGGCGTGGGAAGCGGCGGGCTTTCCGAGTGATTTAAGTGTTGACCCGAAAGTGTTTCTTGACAAAGGCATAGTTGAACCGGGGGACCATTACGTCATGACAATTGAAAAGAACAAGAATTTTACAGAAGATCATGCCGAGTACAAGGTTGAATCGGCAGAACTGCTTGCCAAGAAACCACAAACCACGGTGGCCATGGGTGTGGGAATCGCGGCTGATCGGGCATTGACTGATCTGCCCCCGCACAACATTAAGCAGGATGTACGTGGCGAATTGATGATGAAGCGTGACGAGCCGATTTTTAACGAGACTGACGATGAGGATGACGACGAACTCAAGGACGGAGATTGGGTTTCCGCGTTTCGGTCCGGTTTGCATACCGATAGCGATGGTGTTGCCCATTTATGGGAAGTGCCGGATTTACAGATAATAGCGCAGCAATATAATAAAGCCGTTGAGCCGGGTAATCCCGAGCGGCATGTGGCGCCGGTTGTGCTTGGTCATCCGAAGGATGATTCGCCGGCGTACGGGTGGATCAGCAAAGCCAAAGCGGTCGGCGATAAACTGTATCTCAAACTTTCAGAGATGCAACCTGAATTCGTGGATGCTTTGAAACGAGGGCTTTACAAAACGAGATCAATATCTCTTTATCCGGATTTGAACATCCGTCATATTGGATTTCTCGGCGGCTCGGTGCCGGCCGTGAAGGGTCTTGGTCCGTTCAAATTTGCGGAGACAAAAGAATATAAAACCTACGAATTTGAGGAGAAAACCATGGTCGATGTGAATGAGCTTAAACAGGAAAACACATTTTTCAAAAGGCTTTTCTCGCTTTTCAAGATCGATGTGGATAAGGTTCGAGACTTCAAGGAAGGCACATCGAGCACCATTCAAACCGCGGATCAACCCGTACCCTATAAGACAATTGACAATAAATATCCACAAGGAGCGACCATGGCTGAATCAATGATAAAGCCCGCCGATCATATGAAATATGCGAAGAGTTATCTCGATAAAATGAAATCGCATATGGATGCGGCAGGTGCGAACGAAGGCAAGCCCGACATCGGCACGGCCGTTGCCGGGGAAACGGGGCAGGACATTTCATCGCATAAAGAGTCCGCGACCGAATTTGGCCGGCTTGCGATGCATCACATGAGCCAGGCGTGCGAGCATATGTATGCCGTACTGGGCGGACAGGCCACGGCGTCCAGCAATGCGCCCATGGACCATAAAGAGTCCGAAGTAAAGCCCGAGGAGAAAAAGGTTGAGGAAAAGTCAGCAGAAAAGCCTGCAGATCATGCCGAGCCTATTCCTCCGTCCAGCAAAAGTATTGACGCGTTAACGCATAAAGAACTCCTGCACGCTGCTTCTCATTATATGGGATTGGCGCAGGGCAGTGGTACGGACCATTGCAAAATGTACGAACATTTATCAAAGGTGTTTGCACACCTGGAGAAGGCCATCGTGAGCGGAAATTTTGTTGAAACCAAACAGATCCCGATTTTGGACATTAAGGCCGACAAGGATAAGATCACGGAGCTTGAGAAAGAAATATCCATGCTGAAGGAAGAATGCAAAAAGCTTCAGCTTGAAAACGAAAAATTACTGGCCGCGCAGGCCCAGAAACAGGAGCAACAGGCTATGGGTTCTTACAAAGAATTTTGCGAATCGCTCGTCGCAGAAGGCCGTCTGCGTCCTGTCGATGTCGAGGCAACGGTCACCAATCTCAAGGCCCGGGAAGAGATGAGCAAAAAGGAAACAGCCGATTTCTCGGAAGGCAAGACAACAGTCCAGCCGACACGGGATTTCGTCGAAGAATATAAGAATTACCTCAGTGCTATGCCGAAGGTGGTGGAGATGTCCGAGTTGATCACGGGCAGAGCGCCAGTCACGCAGACACCGGTCGATCAGGCCGTTGACTTTGTGGAAGCAGAGATCAAGAAACTGCAGGCGGCGAAACCCAATCTCCCCTATCACGAGGCTTTACAGATAGTCAATGAACAGGCTCCCGATAAAGTCCGGTCTTATGTTGAGGCCGGCTTTGAGAGCAAATAACCTTTAAGGAGAATTACACATGGCTGCACAGCTAAATTATCAGGCAGAATCATATCCGAGTGCGATTGATCTGTCGTCGGTAACGACGCCGTTATTCATGTCGTTGGACAGCACGGGCCGTGCAACGATCTGCAGTGCGTCGTCATACGCCGAGGGCATTCTCGAGAATGCGCCCCCTATCGCAAATGTTGCAACGATCAGTTATCTGGGTGTGACCAAGTTGACGGTCGACGCTGCGTATGCACGCGGTACGTTTTTGATGTCCGGCGCCACAGGGATCGGAACGCAAGGATCCACCGGGGTGGGCGGGTATTCGCCTTTTACGCGGGCGGTAACGCTTGAAGATAGTTCCGCATCCGGTAACATCATCACCGTGCGTCTTGTCGACAGCAACAGGTAAACAAAACCAGGATTACCGGGTCGCTAATCACCGATAATCTTTCAATTCAGATTGGCACAGGAGTTTACACATGAGTTTTCCATCTTCTTCCAGTATTCTGATACGCGGCGCGTTGCAGAATGTCAGTGTATTGTACAGGAACGCCTCGTACATCGCCGATAGTATCTTCCCGCTTATCAACGGTCTGAATTACCAGACCAAAGTTCTTAAGTACGTGAAACATCCTTGGTTCGAATTGACCGAGAATGGATATCGGGCGGAGAATGCAACGGCAAACCGCGTGGACATGAAAGTCACGACACAGAATCTTGACCCACGCGAAATCGCGTTCGGTTCGGTCGTGTCTGACGAATTGTTTTTCGCGTCGAACCAACCCGGAAACCTGCCGGTACAACCGATTTCGGATGCCATCCTTCTTATCTCTGATAAGATTGATCGGTTCCGCGAGAAGCTTGTTGCCGATACGATTTTCGGAACCAGCGACAAGTATCCGTCAATCACATGGGCGGATGGTGCGGTGGGCGGAACAGCGCCGCATGGTGGAGCCGGTGCGTGGGCATCGGATACCACGGCGAATTCATTGATCTACGATGTGCTCAATGCGCAGACCACGATCCTGAAGTCAACCGGCATGCTGCCGAACGTCCTTGAAATGGACTTCAACACATACCAGGCGATCAAGATCAATGCGACCGCGCAAGGTGGAATCTTTGACAGGATCAAGTACACACAGACGGCCGGCCCGGCCCAGATGACGGAAGGGCTGCTTGCCAGTTTGCTGGGTCTTGATCAGGTTATCGTCGGTAAAGCAATTTACACGACGGAGAAAGAGACTGCGGCGGGAACAATGACGAGTCCCCAGTTTATTTGGGATCCGTCCTCGACTGGAAAAGCCCTGTTGTTCTACCGGCCCGCTGCGGCAGGACTCAAACAGGTGTCGCCAGGGTACCAATATCGCGTGGCCTATGACGGGGCGACATGGAGACGGTTAATAAGTTACCGGGAAGAGTGGCAGCACCACAGCGTTTACGAAGTGAGCGAGTGGGTCGATATAGCGCCAGTTTCGACTGACGTTGGCTACCTTTTCACACGGACGTACGCATAATGGATTACTGCTCTGAAGTTGACCTGAAAAACTATTTGCCGTCTGTTTACATACAACAGTTAACGGATGACAATTTTCAGGATCATATTGACCACGAGAAAGCCGCTGATTGCATCAGACGTGCCGGCGACTTTATCGATGGTTATCTTCAGGGTAGATATCCTGTACCGGCAATTGACCCGACAACGGGGTCAGTGCCAAACCTGATCCGTGATTTATGTACCCGGATTGGGATTTATTACTTGTTCCTCCGGGGCCTGACACAAACGGTCCCGGAGGCTCTTAAAGTGGATTACGACATGTGCATCAGGACTCTGGTGGGCATGCAGCAGGGTAAGATTAATGCATTTACGAAGGGTTCCGAGCCGGGATTTTTTGCGACGAACAAAACAAGTGCCAGCAGGCAATTTACGACGACACCGGTTCTGCCCCCGGTGACGCCGTCGATGACATTACCAACATTAACCGGGCAGAATAACTGGGCGCAGTATCCAATATGATACCCGAATTGCGATCTGGGGTGGTTGATTTTCTTAAGGGTCAGGGTCTGGATGTCAAAGAGTTTGGTAGTAAAGACCTTAAGAATCGAGTTTTGAATGTCAAAAAGCCCGCGGTTAATGTGATTATAAACCGGGCGTCGGCGTCAAAAGTTACCGGTTCGATGGTTGAGACCAGATATAAATATGTAATGATTCTCAGCCTGATCATTGTGGTTGAATGGGTACCGTCTGATCCGGTTGGGGAAGCCCGGAGACGGGAAGGATCAGAAAGGATAATCGAGGCCATCGGGGACAGTCTTGTCGGGCAGAATTTCGGTTTGGCATTAGAGAATCCGTTGCTCCCGATGGGCTTTAACAATATAACGACCAGTGATTGGCAGAATGCCGGTTACATGGTTTTTCAGCAGGATTTCTGGTGCAGTTATCTTATCGCAAAGATTGATCCGGATGTCCCGTTGATTAAAAATGTTTTGCTGGAATACTTTCTGAAACCGCAGGATCCAGCGGCAGAGCCACCTCAAGCGGAAGATTTGATTGTCGTTTCATAAAAGTAAACGAAGGAGACAAGCATGAGTTCTCTCAACATTACAACTGACCAGATCCCGAACACAAGGGTTCCGGGATTTTACGGCCAGGAAAATACGAATAACGCGTTGCCGGGGCTGACTCCGCTGACAGATACCCTTTGTTTGCTTGCTCAGCGGTTGTCTGGTGGTACGGTGGCCGAAAAAGTACCCACCAAGGTATTCAGCGATGCGGATGCCGCGCTGTACTTCGGTATCGGATCTATTGCTCACTTGGCGGCACGCGCTGCTTTGCTAAGCAATCCGTACATCAATTTGACCATCTGCGGCATTGACGATGCTAACGGATCGGCTCCGGCTGTTGGCTCACTGGCCATCACGGGACCAGCGGTCACGGCGGGTCAGTTTGATCTGTGGATCGGTGATCAGCATGTGTCGATTGGAGTATCCGCTGCGGAAACAGCTCTTGATATTGCAGGGGCTCTGCAGACGGCGCTCAATTCGATCCAGCAGCTCTTACCGTTGACGTCGTCACCTTCCAGCGCGACACTCGATTTTACTGCGCGTAACGCAGGTAATCTGGGTAATCAGATTCCGATTTCGGTCAAGACGAATTCCGGCACGACATTCACGATTACGCCGATGCAGTCTGGTAGCGGGGATCCTGATGTGGGGGATTATAGCACGGTTGGAACAGTGTTGGCTGCGGTGGTTGGTGGGGCATACACGGTTTATATCAGCACTCTGCCGGATGCCTCCAATCTCGGCAAGATCAAAACCATGATCACGTATGCGTCCAACCCGGTTGAACAGATGGGTTGCATTGCAGTGCTCGGGTATACCGACATGGTCGGAAATTATGCGGCATGCGAAACTTTAGGCGGAACAACTCTCAACAACGGCCGCATGTCACTTGCATACATTGATTATACATCAGATAATCTTGCAAAGACTGAGCCCTGGAAGATCGGTGCTGCTTATGCCGCTCAGTTGGCCAGCACACCGGATCCTGCGATTCCTTATGACGGCTTGGTGCTTGCATCGGTTGCGGCGCCTTCCGTTGTCGATCGGTTCGTGTTCACCGTCAAGGACGATTTGCTCCATAACGGTGTAGCGCCGTTGGCAGTGGTTCCCGGTGAGCAGGTTGGAATCGTTCGTGCGATCAGCACGTATACGATCAACAGTCAATCCGTGCCTGACCCGACGTTGCTTGACATTAACACAATGCGGACTCTTGACTATGTAAGAACACAGGTCCGTACGCGCCTGACGAATGTCTTTCAACGCTCGAAGTTGAATGCCCGGACGATGCGGCTCATGCGGTCCGAAGTTCTCGATGTTCTCACGATTCTGCAGTCCGCGGAAATCGTGCAGAATGTGCAGAAGTATGCGGCCGGGGTTTTGGTCGAGCAGGACTTGACGGATGTCACAAGAGTTGATGTACAGATCCCGACAAATATTGTCAGCGGTCTCCACGTTATCGGGGCCGTGTTTAATCTCATCTTAGGAGTGTAATACCATGGCACTTTACATTACCCGTGCGGCGGTATCTATCAATGGCCCCCAAGGCTCGACGACGGTGACTGATTTCAAAGCGGTCACGGAAAAAGCTCGCACAATCCGGAAACCGGTTCACTTGATGTATAAGACTGGTGCTGCCGAGCTTACACAGAGATACGGTGTGGAATTGGATTATGTTGTTCCCCGTGACTCTGCGGAATTCAATTTCGCGGAGGTGACCGGAGGAACACTTGTAATCGACTACACTGATCCCGAAGCCAGTGCTGTTGCACACCAAGTTACCTTTGGCGGTGTGCATTGCCACACTATTGGTGATGCGATGGTGGATGGCGAGGCCGAACTGGTCCGCAAGGTCGAATTCATTTGCGAAAGTAGAAATACGAATGACGGATCAACTCCGTCGCCTGAGCTGGGCATGTAAATGAGTGATCTTCTCCAGAAATTGAAGCTGGGAACCGATCATGTAAAGCTGCTCGATTTCCCTGGTACGCAGACGAAAGTGGCGCTGCGGGTCTTGTCACAACAGGACCTGCAACTTGCCGCTTTCGCTACGGAGCGGCTTTTCAAATCGGAGAAGATCGAATTGAACATGGCGTCGGCCAATGAATACGATCAGGAGAAGGCCACGCAGATTTTGTTTTTAGCACTGCGCGATCCAGAACATTTGGACCAACCAGTTGCGACATCGATTACAGAATTCAGAAAGTTGCTTACCAAGGATGAGAAAGAGTTTCTGATCGATGAATACCTGACGTTCGAAAAAGATGTCAGTCCTTCACCGGAGACACTATCGGGCGATGAGTTCGATCGAGTGGTCTCTGATTTAAAAAAAAAGCCAGACTCGATTACTTCGAGCAATTTCAGTACAGCCATGCTGAAAAAGCTTATTACTACTTTGGCAAGCCAGCCTGCGCTCTTACCGCAGGACAATGGTTAGTATTGATTGAGCTCGAAGCAGCTATCCGAGACCGCGCTGAGAATCCCGATAAACAAATAATTGTGAGGACGTGATGGCCGAGCGTGAATATCAGCTGAATCTGAAATTGCTTACTGAGAACTTCAATCGAGGTATCATTCAGGCTGAATCACGTATTCGTGCTTTTACGAATAACGCGAAACGGGATTTTAATGCGCTCGGTAGAACTACAAAAACTCTGGTATCCGGGAAATGGTCAATGTTCGGTGGGGTAATTGCCGGCGCTGCTATTTATGAAACGATTAAGAAAGTCGGAGAATTTGACGATAAAGTGCGTCGGCTTGCCATTGATAGTGGGATGACTACAGCAGAGATGTTGGCCATGAAACAGCAGATCCTTGAGACCGGTATGCGTACTGGAGTGGCAACTGATGATCTCACATCCATGTCGTCTGCAGCATATAAGACCAGTAAAAACATCGGATTTGTCAAAGATGAGTTGGGATTCATGGCCAAAATTGCACAGGCCAGTGGAGCATCTGGAGATGTCGTAGGTGCGGCCTTGGGTGAAATGCAGAGGGAATCAGGTCTTACAGGTAAAGCTTTCGAAGATATGGTCACTAAATTAGGGGCATTTGGGGCTACAAAAGGCGCTCGAATGAGCTTGGCGCAGTTTCTTCCGCATGCAGGGAGTCTTTTACAGTATGCAAAACTTCTTGCGAAAACAGGGGCTATAAAGGATATCGGTCGGGTAATGATCGAAGGAGAATTTACAGGTGCGCCGGCTGCGGTGGAAAAAGCGTATCGGACCATGTATGGCAAGGGTAAAAATTTAAAGTTGATGCATATGCTCGGGCTTAAACAAGGTGCGACTCTGGTTGACGCAGTTCAAGCTGTTTTCAAAAAGATCAAACCGGAAAAACAACAGGCGGCTTTCGCGATGTTGTTTGGTGCAAAATCGTATGCGGGTCTTGAGCCAATAATCACCAGTGTAAAAGAGCTCGCAGAAGCAGAAAAAGAAGCGGCGGGTATTGATTTCCTGGGCCGGGCGAACGAGCAATCCAAGTCTTTTTCTGCATCTATGAACCGACTTTCCGCAGCATTCATGACTATTGCAGATACTTCTTTGGCCCCTATTATGGATGAATTATCCAAGAGCATAGCAAAAATAGATCCCGAAGCTATAAAAGCGTTTGCACAGGTTTTAGGAACTCTTGCTATTGCTGCTGTAAAAACTGCCGAAGCGATCGGGACTTTGGTGGGCTCTTTTACAAGTTATTTCGCATTAGAAGATGAAAAAAAAGCTCGAGAAGCTGCCGCAAAGACCGCGGAGATTGGTGGAAGAGGAAGTGTGATAGCACGAGCAACTGCATTAAAAAGGATGGGTAAAACGCAAGCAGCCGCAAGGGTGTTTGAAGTGGCATCAAAAACAGAGGCGGGAGAAGGACATCTCGCGTCAGCTGCCCAATTGCACAAGTTATCAGTAGCAACTGCCGCTATGCCTGAAACGCATGTCGTAGTTAATAATTATATCGACGGTAAAAAAATACCATCGGAAAAAACAGTAACCCATACAAAACGCGGTCCTCAAGGTAAAGTGACGCAACCAAAATGAAATTATTCACCGCACGGCTTGACGATTACTTTTTGAACATCCTTGATATCTCGGATACCGAGTCGATGTCTATTGCCGTCCATGAATTTGTTCAGACCGATGGTGCAATCCTCGATCAGCAAGGCCGGCATGCCCGGGAAGTTAAGTTCCGCGCATTTTTCTTTGCTCATGCCGTAAGACTCGGCGGGCAATATATCGATCCTACATACGGAAATCATTTCTCTTTTGTTGAGGGCATGTCGGATTCTTCGACATCCCATATACTTGTGCATCCTAAATATGGTCAGATCAGTGGTTATGTCCGATCGATGACCATTACCCATGACGACACGCAGGACTATGTTGCCATTGATATTGATTTTGTTGAGAAAGATATTCAGACTTCCGGGTATATTGCCGATCAGAATGCCGTTGACCGGGCGATGAATATTCAACAGGCGGATCTGCTGGATGCCCAACTTACCGCCATGAATAATGATTTGAACAGCATGGGCATGGGATCTATTCTTGGAAAGACAATCAATGCGACTCAATCGCTTGTTGATCAGTTTAACACGGCCACCGCGGGCGTGCGCGATTTTCTCAAGAGCACGGATTCCTTTCTTAATCAAGTGGACCAGTTGGCGCACTTGGTCACGGAGCCTTTTACCACGGTAACCGGGGCTGTCGCTTTTGTCAATGATGTGCCTTCTCGTTTTATCGGGTCCATTAATTCTGCTTGCAACCGGGTCATTGGGTCTTTTGTTGCTTTATCGAATAGCCCTGCAACCATGATGAACAACATTACAGTTAGTCTTTCCGGGTTTGTGTCCATCATCACAGGCGTCAATGCTTCTTTTTTCAAGACAAAATTTCTAACGCTTTGCGCGGGGTCCGTGGCATGGCAGACCGGACAGACATTTCAAGCTGACCAAAATAAGCGGGCGGTTCTTGCCATGCAGGAGACGAAGCCGACATTCGATCGCAAAGGCAACCGGATTGCCGCGATACAACCGATCGACGTGATGTCCGTGCAGGAGATTGAGGCCGTGCTTTATAATACCCGGCAATTAATACAGCAGGCCATCATCGCCAACCGGGAAATTCTCGGCGAAGATTCGCCGCAATTGAAACAGATGGCGGCAACGCTGGTCCAATTTACCAACAGTATCAAACTGATTTCGTTGAATCAGAAAACAGTTACGGTCAATAACATGCCGTTGCACGTTCTCCTGCAGCAGCTGGGGCTGTCGTATAACGCTGGTGACAGGATTTTAAAATTGAATCCACAGATCAGGTGCCCGAATTTCGTGGAGGGCGATGTGAGGGTGTATGTCTCTTGACAAATTCACATTGCTCCTGGATAATATGCCGGTTAATGTCTCCAGTTACGACATCAACTATGACATGTTTCAGGGTGCGGGACAGTTCAGTGCGGACGTCGATCATACTAAAATGATTGATATCACGCGGAAAGCTATTTCATTTGAGATTCGGATCGATGATATGCCGATGATGATTGGGTTTTTGGAGAAGGTCGGCCGGTCGTACAGCAAGGGACAATTATCCCAAACCGTCTCGGGCAGGGACATGATGCAGGTGCTCATTGACAATTATATCATGCAGCCACAGGTTTATCCAGGTAAACCAGAAAAAGTAAATTCTTTGCAAGAATTATTCGGCGATAGTTCAGCACAAAAAGCCATATCGATTACGGATTTGATAAATAATATCTGGTTGTCGTCGAAGACGATAAAAGGGACGGCGAGTGTCGATTTAGGGGGGAAAATAGGGGTGGTAGAAGCGGTGGAAGCTCTGAATCTTCCGGCTATCGATTTCCCGAATTATGCTTCTAATGCCGCGGATCACAAATTGTTTGAGATAAAAAGGATCCGGACTGGCCATGGTCAGACGATGTTTGAATTCATGTCTCATTTGTTAAACGGTCTTGGTCTTTATATGTATAATGTGCCGGGGACCAATAAGATCCTGATTCACGCGATACAGGCATCGGCGCCGGTAATTTCATATGATCGAGCATGTATCAAGATCGATGATAAGCCATATGCTATCTCGAATGTTGCTGGCAGTCCGGGGAATAATGTCATTTCAGGTAAAATCGATATGGATTGCACTGAATATTATAAATTCCTTCGGTTTGTTGGACAGTGTCAAAGCGAGGATGTGCTGGAGAGTGATTCCGGTCCCAGCTATCTGATTGTAGAACGAATTGAAAGTGGGGATGTGTTTAAGGGATACACCGGAACAAAAAAATTCAAATGCACGACATTAAATTTGCTCGATAATAATGTGTGGCTCAAAGAACAAGATCGATTGATTAATAATGAATTTATGCAACAAAACAAACGACTTTATGGGTTCCAATATACTCTTTCAGGGCATTCGCCGGACGGTCATACACCGTATTTTTTTAACCATGCCGCCGTGGTCAGCGATGATTATATGCATATGAACAACCAGACTTTGTTAACGCATGCCGTACAGTTCAAAGGCTCGAAAAGTGAGGGACAAACCACCGTATTATCCTTATATAGTCCCTCGGAGATACCAAAAATGATTTCGTATTCGGATATTCCATTTTCTTTGGATAAATTTTTCGTACCGGTGCCTGAATGGAAATGATTAGAGCAAAATTGAATACTATTACCAATGCTACGGGCACTTTTATGCAGCATAACAGTACGGGCCGGCCCGGAGAAGGTATAAGTGGCGTGATTATGCAGCATTACGGATTCCGATCCATTCCGCCGGCAGGGACGGATTTAGTGAATCTTCAGGACGATAACAATAATTATAGCGTGGCCGAAAATTATAAGAACGCGAATTACGGTGGCATGGAGTCCGGTGACGTACTGTTGTATACAGCAGGCCAAAGTGTCCGGGTGAAATTGGATTCTGCAAACGGCGAAATCGAAATCACGGCAACAACGAAGACCAATGGACGGCAATTGTCAATAGTAATGATTGATCAAGGAATTACGGTGGCGACCCCGTATTGCTCGGTCACGCTTGACGAAACGAATAGACAGGTAAATATACAGCACGGAAATTTTACGGTGGATGACCAGTCGGCGATACCCGGTACTCTGGCGCCCGTTGCGACTAAAGCTCTGGTGGATGCATTGGAAATATTTATGACCGCGTGTGTCGCGGCAACCGATCCACACGTTGCGGAGATAAAAACCGCGGCAACCACGTTTATGGGCAATGTATTGACAACATATACAACGCAGACTTTGAAGGCAAAATGAAATTTGCGATAACACAAGATCCTGAAACAGGGCTCGGCATGATGCAGCTTTCCGCGTCTACCGACATTCGCACGGACATATACATGACGCTGAATACGCCGTACGGATCCTTTTTTCAGAATCGGGATTTCGGATTAAAAGGCATCACCAAGATTTCCGTGAGTAATATTCTCATTTTGAAGCAGAACATTGAGTCAGCATTAAAATGGATGGTTTTGACCGGGATCGCGACGAAAATCGATGTGATCGTCGAACCGGATTTGACGGATATCAATCGGCTCGATATCAAGGTCACGGCCACGCAGGCCAACGGATTTGTGGTGACCTATCAGCAATATTATGCGGTTGGCGGACCCAGTAAAGCAATAACAGTATAAGGATAAAAATTATGGCTTCTGAATTTCTGGTTGAATTTGATGATTTGATGGAACAAATATTGCTCGATTACAAAAATCTCGATCCATCTCCAGATGTCAATGAGGGCTCCATCGTTTACATCAAAGCGGCATGTCTTGCCTCGATGTTGTGGGGCCTATATAGATTTCAGGATTACATTGCTAAACAAGAATTCCCGGATACGGCTGACACGGATAACTTGAACCATTGGGGCGCCATATACGGTATCGCCCGGAATTCCGGTGAAGCCGATAGCGCGTATGCCGCCCGGATCCTGCAATACCTGCAGTCTCCGCCCGCGGGTGGAACGGCCCTTGACTATAAAAACTGGTCTCTGTCGGTCACGACAACCATCAACGCGCAGGAAAATTTTCTGCCTGCTGCGGTTAATATCGGCACCAATCAGATCACGACCGCGGCTGAATGGGTGCAGGACAGCGCGACATTTCCGAACATCGTGACTTTCGCGACAAACGGAACGCTGCCGTCCGGACTTTCGGCTGGTACGCAATATTATGTCAATAATGTCGATGCCACGCATATTACGGTATCGACAACGCGGGGCGGATTGGCAATATCACTTCTTACGCAAGGGACAGGAACGCATACCATCGTGCCGGATACAACAGTCCTCTATCATGCGGAGTCGGTAAATGTGGTCACACCGCCTGCGGTGCTGCCCGGCACGGTGACTATTGTTGTTGCTCCGAACCGGACCGATGACAGTCTGGGATCCGCGGACGTAGCTACATTTTTGACGTCAGCCGGCATGACGACATTGCTCAATGCGATTTACGCGTATATCGAAACAGTGCGGCCGGTGACGGCAGCTTCCACCTCCGTCGTTGCCACAAGCGGTTATTCTACTGCCATTGATATAACCGTGACGCCGGCCACGCTTACCACAACGCAATTGTCAACCATGGTTTCGGATATCGCGGCGTTCATGAGCACGCTGGTGCCCGGACAGGTATTGTTTCATTCAAAATTGGAAGCAATTTGCGTAAACGACGGGGCCGAATCGGCTAATGTTACGACGCCGTCGGCAGATATTTATCCAACACAATTTCAGGTGGTCCTGCTGTCCGGGACACCGACTGTACACATTTAAGGAGTCAGTATGAGCTATTACAATAACGGTTATCAAAATCCGAACATAGGCCAAGATCCTTGGCCATTTATCAATTCGACCATGGAATCAATCGAAAATAAGTTACCGCCATCGGACAGCTCGTATGTCGGGACGCAGCATTACCATAATACCGTGGACAGCGTGGCCGGGGCGCCGGTCATCTCGGTTGGCGGGGCGGGCGGTAAGCTCGTCAACATGCCCTTTCTGACGCCCAGTAAAGTGCTGGCGTTGGATTCCGGAAGAAACATCATCACGACTGATGGGGTTCAGGGGGCTACCGGTGTCGCCGGTGGTGCCGGAAGTCAGGGGGCTACCGGTGTTGCAGGAGCAGTTGTCAGCGCCAATTATGTACCGGTTGTCAATCCGGGTGGAACCGCATACATCGATTCTCCATTAACTGTGGGGGGGCCGGATACGTCGGTCAGTGGCGGTCTTGCTATGGGGGAAAATCAAATATTGAGTTTTGGCGTCCCCGCCCCGGGCTATCCAAACGCGTATATCCAATATAATAGTAACCAACTCGAGCTCCACGGCCGTGGTGGATTGATGTTTCCAAATTATACAGGCGGCGGAACCGGAGGATATCTCCGAGTGGATGACGGCGCGATCGTTCACGACGACGGAATATTGACAAACGGGCTCCACGGTTTCGTCTCGGTTGACGCGACTGCGGTCCGGCTGGGGGATTCGGTCCCAGGAATGTATCCGCTCGAAGTCAAAATGCCAACGTCCGACATTAAATTTTTGGACGCGAGCGGGTTTGACACAGGCGGCATGCCTGCGACTAACGCGGGAGGTTGGATTCGGATCCAGGTTCTTACGCCCAATTGTGGGTACGAACAAATGTATATACCGCTGTATTACAACGTGACGCCGTGATAACTGTTTGTCAATATCATGTTGGGCCGATAGGAGCGGCCCGTATGGCCTGTATCAATCAGCTCAGGACCAATTTACCGGTATGTGTTGGATATGAGCTCGTCACGGATACCGTGCTGGTCATCGATCACCATCCGGCATTGGTAGACAGTCAGAGCATCCGGCGCGACAGTGGGTTTGTCAGGTTGACATTATTGAGAGACGATCCTAACAGGCTTTGGATTGACACTGATGTCAAATTGATATCCTGGCCGGAAATTGAGGAAGGTATACCGCATATTTTTGCCGGCTCATGTCCGGCCGCGATACTGTATCTGGGAGGACTATTGAAAGAGCGCATTGACAAAATATTGAATGAATTTGCAAAAACGGATCTGATGTGTATACATCATTGGTTGTATGCATTAGATCCACATAAGATGATACCCGAGTCGTGTTTCGAGCATTTAAAATTGAGCAATTGTAAAGAATAAAAATGAGCATAATTAATCCAGTAGTATATACGATTTTTGGCCAGCAGGTGCCGCGTGATCAGCTGCCGGAGATCTCTATTACCAGTGATTCTATGGCGTACGGCACTGTCGTCATCAATTTGCCTCTCAACATAACGACGCTATCCGCACAGATTTATACCTTGGTGCCGCCGACCACTGCTGAAGATCGGTGGTCCCGGATCCAGCCGGAACTGTTGCAGACTTATCCGGATTTGCTGGCTTATAGCTCGGTGCAATTATCGGAAGGCGAATGGCAGATCAGTTGGCAGTTTGATCCTACAATACTATTTCCGTACATATCCAATGCATATTCTATCGAATTTTTCGTCAACTCGAGTAACGATGCTGCCGTGGCGCAAGTTTCCGCCAAGGTTATTATTCTTATTGAAAATCCTATAGATTATACTGGGATTACTGGCATAGGGCAAGGTAGCTTTTTCGGGATCACCGGAGCGCAGGGATATACCGGATTTGGCGGCGCAACGGGCTTACAGGGCATTACAGGAGACCCGGGTGGGCCTCCAGGGGCAACCGGTGCTAGGGGATTGACCGGGATTGGTATTACGGGCCTGATGGGGTCTACCGGGCTTGTAGGAGCCGTGGGAGTCACTGGAAGCAAAGGCGCCACAGGCGTACAGGGGCAGGTCGGCGCTACAGGCGTTGGTCAGATTGGGATGCAAGGTTACACCGGTATAATTGGAAGTACTGGTATTCAGGGGAATCAAGGAAAAACAGGTACGCTTGGGAATACTGGAGCGGTAGGTACAACAGGATTGATCGGGGCCACCGGGATTCGCGGCCCAATCGGAGTGATTGGTCCGCAGGGGCAGCAGGGATTGACTGGTTTGATCGGGCCTATGGGAGAAACTGGCATTGAAGGGATCAATGGCGATGTCGGGCCGGCCGGATTTACCGGAGTTATGGGCCCCATAGGTCAGACTGGAGCTCGAGGGCCACAAGGATTTAAAGGTGACAAAGGAGAAACTGGGGTACAGGGTATCAAGGGTGTTACTGGAATCGCTGGTGGACCGACCGGTTTGCAAGGTCCTACGGGAGTACGTGGATCCACGGGTTTACAAGGTCCAACCGGGATCATAGGTCAAACTGGAGCGAAGGGTGTTACAGGGCTTCGTGGAGTTACTGGGGTTGCTAATTTTTTATCCCAAGATACATTTCCCGCTATCGGGATTGTGCCCGAACTTTTATGGGAGCAGAATGACAATGCATTATACGCGGCCACGGGGGAAACCGGGGCGGCATGGATACAAATTTCCGCGGGATCTTTACAAGGGGCAACCGGATACCAAGGGGCAACTGGAGTCCGGGGAGCGCAGGGGGATACGGGTTTATTTGGACCCGCGGGATTAACCGGGGCGCCGGGAGTTGCCGGTATTACCGGATATCAGGGTATAACGGGATCAACTTATGGAGCTACTGGATTAATAGGAAATACCGGGGGTCAAGGTATAACGGGAACACAAGGTATTACAGGATTAGCAAACTTTTTGGATCTTGCGTCATATCCCGGAATCACGGTATCTCCAGTGCTACTTTGGAATGAAACCGATGAAATATTACTGGCAGGCATAAGCGGAATCGCACACTACGTACAAATATCAGCCGGCTCTATGCAAGGGCAAACGGGATATGGAACAACTGGAGTTCAAGGGGAAATCGGGAATACGGGGGCGCTTGGAAATACCGGGGCCCTCGGAAATACCGGAAGTCAAGGGCAAACCGGAATAATCGGCAATACCGGAGCTCAAGGGGTTACTGGAACTATTGGGAATACCGGAGCCCTTGGAAATACCGGAGCACAAGGGCGAACAGGTTTACAAGGGAATACCGGAGTTCAAGGTAATACTGGACTTATAGGTAATACCGGGGCCCTTGGAAATACCGGAGCACAGGGTCTGACTGGATTTCAAGGCAATACTGGAATAATCGGAAATACGGGAGCACTTGGGAATACCGGAGCCCTTGGGAATACCGGAGCACAAGGTCGAACAGGTTTACAAGGGGCCACGGGTTTTCAAGGATTCACCGGGGCTCTTGGAAATACTGGAGCTCTTGGTAATACTGGAGCTAAAGGATCAACTGGTTTACAGGGGAGTATCGGAAATACAGGAGCTGCTGGGTCAGTGGCCGCGGAATATTCATGGACGATAACCAATCCATCCACCGGGATCATACCGGGGCCAAAAATTTATGCGGCTCAAACCGCGGTTAAAATAAGCTCGTATGTGACTGCGGCAACCAATGCGACCTTTAATATTCAGGATCGCACGACAGCCCCGAATACGACCGGAACAAATTTATTGAGCTCAGATCAAACCGCGGTGGCCACGGGCACGGACGCAACGGTATTTGCAAGTGCGATTATAGCCCAAAATAGTTGGTTGGCCGTAAACATCAGTTCAGTTTCAGGAACGCCTGGGACATTGTCAGTAACATTAGCGACAACGACACCATGACAACAAGTCAGACATATTCTTCCTCTGGGACATGGACCTGTCCGGCCGGTGTAAATGCGGTGAAGGTCGAATGCTGGGGGCTCGGGGGTAATGGCGCAGCCGGAGTACATCCATATGGCAGCATGTTGATTAGTGGTGGCGGGGGCGGTGGAGGGGCATACGCAAAAAGAAACAGTATAGTCGTCCATCAGGGCTCAAATTACAGTTTTACGGTTGGAGCACCCACTACTATAACAATAGGATCCGTTACCTGTACCGCTGATTATGGCCGTAATGCTTCAAATTTGACGAAGGGCGCCGGGGGACAAGCAGCAAATTCGGTTGGTGATACAATAACATCCGGAACTGATGGCGCAAATGGCGGCGCGGGAAATGGTCCGGGTACTCAGTATGGCGGATTTGGCGGCAATTCTCCGAATGGTGGAGCTGGAGGAGCGGGTAATGCACCGTCCCATGCGGGATATCCGCCTGGTGGCGGTGGTGGCGGCGGGAATGCATCAGAGGATATGGGCGGCGGTTATACATTGTATGCTGGGTCAAGTGGTGCAGCGGGACAAATAACTTTTACATGGACCGTCCCGATTAATGTTGTTAAAAATATGGTGACCAAAACGAAGGCTTAATATGTCGTTTCCCACAAATCCAGTTGACAATCAGTCCTATACCAATGCGGTTGGAACCAATTACGCCTATTCCGCAAGCCGAGGCGTGTGGCTTATCCAATCTCAGATGATCACGGGGGCAACCGGGTTACAGGGCGAGACAGGGGTTCTTGGAAACACTGGAGCCCTTGGAAATACCGGAGCCAAAGGATCAACTGGTTTACAAGGGATAACAGGTTTCCAGGGGGCCACAGGGATACAGGGACAAATAGGATCACTTGGTAACACAGGAGCTCTCGGAAACACCGGCCTTCAGGGAAGTCAAGGACAAACAGGAATACAAAGTGGATCGACAGGTGTTATGGGGATAATGATTTTTGGCGACGGTGTAGTGCCTGATACCGGGATTCGTGGCGAAATACAACTACCCTATAGTTGTAAATTTAATTCGTGGACAGTGACTGCCGACCAAACAGGCAATGCGTATATAGAGACCTACATCATTCCCTATAACGGTTATCCCACCGGTAAATTAATGAGTCAGGGAGCAACGGGCCCTAATTTGGTCAACCTTATAAAAAATACCGGGACGACGGCCGGATGGAACAATCCAACCGGGGCTACCGGGGATTTGGTACAATTCAAACTGGTAAGTGACAGCGTGCTTACGAGAGCCAGTGTCAATTTGCAATTTAACAGGTTGTAAAAATGTCTTATTATGATTTGACAATAGCAGTAACGAATGCTTCGATACCCACGGGGCCATCTTGGAATAATGGTCTTTGCATGAGCGATGACGGAACAATTTTATGGGCTTTGGGGGCAAATTCGGGTGGTGTATTATGGTTTATAAATCAATATTTATTAGCGACGCCGTATGATATCCGTTCGGCCACTTTGACTCAGTCATATAATAATCCTTTTGGAGGAAGTGGTCCTTATTATCTGTATGCTCGGACTCTTTATGTGTCGCCGGATGGGTCTAAATTTTACATTGCTAATGCTGCCGATTTTACCGTGCACGAATTTAGTATACAAACACCATTTAATATATCGACATCTAAATGGGTGGTTGCGGTTGGGCCCTCACAAGGACAAACGGCGATGGGTTTATTTTTCAAACATGACGGAACCAAACTGTATTGGCTATCCGGTCCGACGTTTAACAAAATTTATCAATATACTCTATCGATTCCGTGGGACATAACGACCATGGTTTATGATACATTAACTCTGGCGGGAACTTTTAATAATATCTACATCACCTTGGACGGTATTAAACTTTACGTAAATCCCGTGAATAATACTACGGTACAGTATACTATGTCAACTCCGTGGAACATTAGCACGGCCACGGCGGATGGTGTGTCGGCAAATACGGCTTATGCCACGACATTTGCTTCCACCGGGATAAATATGTACAGCGGAGCTTTTACGGCTTCGGGGACCATTTATCAGTATACAAATCAATACTGTCCGCAATCAAGTTCTTTTTTGTTAATATAGGGTAATAAATTATGTCATTCCCGTTTAATCCGATCGATGGTCAACTCTTTACAAATAATCTTGGTACTCAATACCAATATGATAGTACACGTATTGCGTGGCTCATTAAAACCCAGAATATTGGCATGCAAGGTGAAACTGGAGTCGGTGTAACCGGAGTCGAAGGGAAACAGGGTGAAACCGGGAGTCAGGGTTTGGGTGGAGCTACGGGCAGTCCGGGGATACAAGGAATCACCGGATGGCAAGGGATCACTGGGCTAAACGGGGCTTTCGGGTTAACCGGATATCAGGGCATTACTGGAGCATCTTCGATCGGTGCAACGGGAATTCAGGGTCAAACCGGGGCGTTTGGAAATACTGGGGCTCTTGGAAATACAGGAACTCAGGGTGAGACAGGAATAACTGGAGAGACAGGAGTTCAAGGTCAGACCGGAATAACCGGACAGATAGGAGCTCAGGGAGAGACAGGAATAACTGGAGGGACAGGAGTTCAGGGCGAGACCGGAATAATCGGAGAGACAGGTTTAACGGGACAAACCGGAATACAAGGAGATACTGGAATAACCGGACAGACAGGAGCTCAGGGTGAGACCGGAATAACCGGACAGACAGGAACTCAGGGAGAGATAGGAATAACTGGACAGACAGGAGTTCGGGGAGAGACCGGAATAATCGGACAGACTGGAATAACTGGAGAGATCGGAGCTCAGGGGGAGACCGGAATTGTCGGTAATACCGGAGCTCAGGGCGATACCGGAATCATCGGAAACACTGGAGTCAGTGGAGAAACAGGAATACAAGGAGTTAAAGGTGAAACAGGATTACAAGGAGCTCAGGGCGATACTGGTGTCCAAGGTGCAAAGGGAGATACTGGGAATACAGGAATCATCGGACAAACAGGAAGCCAAGGGCAAACCGGACTTAGGGGTGAGACAGGACTCACCGGGGATCAAGGTCAGACCGGTTTAACTGGACAGACAGGAGTTCGGGGTGAGACTGGAGCTCTTGGAAATACGGGAGCACAGGGTGAAACTGGAATTATAGGGAGTACCGGTGTTCAGGGGGAGACGGGAATCGGTTATGTCGGCAGTGATGGTGCGACCGGCCCACAAGGGCAAACAGGAATCCAGGGACAGACAGGGCTCGGAGCAACCGGTTTACAAGGCCTCACCGGAAATCAAGGAATAACTGGTTTACAAGGAATAACCGGAGAACAAGGAATTCAAGGTGATACCGGCTATCAGGGTATTACAGGTCTGCAAGCAATAACCGGTTTACAGGGAATAACTGGAGACCAAGGAATTGCCGGGAATACGGGCTCGATCGGGAACACAGGCTCGAATGGTTTACAAGGGTTAACAGGCTCAGTCGGACCTCAGGGAGTCACCGGAGAAACAGGAGATAAAGGTCCAACAGGTGATCAAGGAATTACAGGAAATGCTGGAATCCAAGGAATTACAGGAAATGCTGGAGTCCAAGGAATTACCGGAGAAAAAGGGCTGACTGGGGACAAAGGAGCCAACGGAGACCAAGGTATTACGGGCTCTCAGGGCATTACCGGTAACCAAGGAATTGCTGGAAATACTGGTTCTATTGGAAATACCGGCTCAAATGGTTTACAAGGAACAACTGGAGACCAAGGGATAGTCGGAAACCAAGGTATTACCGGAACTCAGGGAGTTCAGGGAATAACCGGAGATAAAGGAGTTGTTGGGGATCAGGGTATCACCGGAAACCAAGGTATCACAGGTTCTGCTGGAGTTCAAGGAATTACTGGAAACCAAGGTGTTGACGGTAATACGGGTTCTATCGGGAACACTGGTAGTAACGGTTTACAAGGAATCACCGGAACTCAGGGCATTGTTGGAAACCAAGGAATTACTGGAACTCAGGGTGTTGTTGGGAATCAAGGAATTACCGGAAATCAAGGTGTTGCTGGAAATACAGGTTCTGTTGGAAACACTGGATCTGCCGGCCTTCAAGGAATTACCGGAACTCAAGGAATAGTTGGAAACCAAGGCATTACCGGGGTTCAAGCGATAACCGGTATTCAAGGGATAACCGGTTTACAAGGGATAACAGGACAAGGTGGGTTGACAGGTTCCGGGGGGCCCGCCGCGGGCGTGACAGGCTGTATCAGTTTTGCATTCTCCGCGGGCACGGGAAATTTATTGTATCCATCGACAGCGGAATGGCGGATACCGGCGACCAACATCAAAATAAACCAATGGACCGTGACCAATAGTGGCGTGACCGGGATCGTGGACTATGATGTGTATCGATCCACATACGCCACGTATACCGTGACCAATTTAGGCGTAACCGGCATTGGTACCTATGTGCCGGGCAATGTCAAAAACCAAGGTGTCGTGGGTTATTGGACCGGAGTCACCGGGGCATTTGGAGATATCGTAAAAGTTTCTATTGCGTCAAGTACCGGAATTTCATCGAGCACTCTGGCTCTGGATTACAACACGTATTAAGGGATTTGAAAGATGGCAACGCTACCAAATGGCTGGGGTTATCGGGTGACAATGACAATTGCTAAAGGCCGCGTTGGCTCGACCGAGAGCAATTTCCCGGTACTTTTGTATTGGACCGGCACTGCATCGACATCCAATTTGCCGCTCGACATGTTCGACACCAATAATAGCTCTCGAGTGGCTCAGTCAACCGGCGCCGAT